TGCATTCACCACAGATTAAAGCGTAATCCTCTACTTTATCTATAGGTATTGTTATTTCGCTGGTAGTCCAGCAGGTTCGGCATTCGTAATCGAATTTTGGCATTCTTCACACCTTTCGCGTTTACCGTATATCCATAGGCCACAGCCCACGCACCTATGTATCAGAGTTTCCATAACCCGACGCTTTCAATAGGTACACCAGGTCCTCTAAACGCAGAACGGCTACCCAATCCTGGATAGCCGCTTCACCCTGGCCATTGAGACGCAGTACGCCCACGCCCATACCAGTATTAAGTTTTCGGTCCTTGAGTTGTCTCATAAGACCAGATAAGTCTAGCTTAGTGCGTGCCTTTATCTCAATGTCTAAGCCTGTCACGCCTGTTATATCGCTACCGTCCCTACCTGCGCCAACGGGTAAAGCATTGTCCCAGCCGTTAGCGCGTAGGTAGTCAGCCACCAAGCGTTGCGAAGCGTACCCTCGATGCTTCCTGCTCTGGCTGGTCATAGACGTTCTTCATCCTCTGGCCTGAATGACCATCTGCCGCTAGGGTCGACAACTTGCCAGAATGCCTTGCATTGTTCGGCCTTGCGACTCATAGGTAGCGGGCATGTGTAACCTCTATACGGTCCTTTAGGTCCTGAGCCTTCTTTTAGTTTCATTTGACCATGCTTGCATGTAGGTATTGGCTCAGCCTTCAGTTCTTTCTTTATCAAGTCCACAGCATCGTCAAAAGCTGCGACAACGTCAGCTGGCGGCTCTATAGTTGTGTCCCAGACAATTTCCTGGCCTGGGTTAGTCGATTCCAAAAACGTCTTCTGCTCCTCAGTCCGAACTCGAATTGGCGCAGGGCTTGTCTTAGAGTCGTTAACCCTTGCCATTTCAAGAGATGATGCTCGCTTTCCCTTAGCAGAAAGTCCGAGGTTGGCGAGACAACGCCCGATGCTGCTCGTCTCACAATTCTCGTACCAGAAAGAAGCATCCACACCGCGGTCTTTACGAGCACCACGCGCAAAGCCAGTAGCGGAAGGCTGAGTATCAGCATAAGTTCTATAGGCGATAGCCTTAAAAACCACAATCCCTTTTTCTTCATCGTTTAATACCTGCTCTGTAATAATGGCTCCATCTGGATACTCTTGATAAAACTTATGAATTCTGGAGTCCACGTCTTCATAGTCGTTAAGGTTGAACATCTAAGTAATACTTCCCTTCTGCATAGTCGAGCTGTTCTTTGAATGTCCACATAGACCCATCGTGCCAGGTCTGACATTCTTTAGCGCAGCTGAAACAATAATGTCGGTTAATGACCTTACCGTGACGCTCTGACCTTATGGACCACACGGCCTGTTCTTGTCCACGAATGTCGTTTACGCCCCATCTCATACGGCAATAATCGCACCATGTACCGCGTGGCGTTCTAGTTATTGACACGGAAACGGTCCCAGTCGCCGATGACACTTTCCCCTGCCAACGCTGCGTATGAGACCAGGTCCACGAATGAGTCACGGTTAGGAGTTTCCACGATTCGGGAGATTTTGACCAGAGCCATACAGAGACACACGTCCAGCGGGTCGATTTCCCTACCGAAGTAACTTGCCCAGAGGTCCGCAATTCTTCTAATGTTAACGGCTGGATGGCCATAGTCGAGACCGCGCTCATCAAGCGTCGCTGCCGCTTCTTCCAGTAACGTTTTTGCGGTAAATCCATTTTGCTCTGTTGTATCCATGTGAATAGCCCCTAACGTAGTATTTTTCTTTGACATGTTCTATAGCTGCATAAATACCTAGACCTATAACAAATAGAGCTAGGCAGACGGTAGTTATCTGTTCTGGTGTTAGATTGTGCTTCATGTTGCCCCTTTCGTTAAGACGAAATGTACGGGCATCAGCCGACTTTTACACCTGGCGTGTCGGCATGTCGTATAACGATTTGATAACGGTCTAGTCGTACCGCTTGCCTTCGACTACAAATGAGCCTGACTTGTCAATAGGAATTGTGACTGGCGTCACACCTTTACGGTCTACATATAAAATGCCGAAACCTGATTGCCAGTTCATTGTGCCACGCGTGTAGTGCGCCTTGCTCACGTCCATTAAATGCCCTACCTCAAAACCCGTCAGAATACCCGTTAAAACGCCCCCAGAGGCCGTTGAGAAGGACGAAATACCCTGCCTGTGAGTGTGACCACACACCACCGACTTACCATGCCTCTTAGCGGCTTCTAGGGCCGTTAAACCCCCATGTGGCTTGGTGCTCTGCTCGTCCCCGTGGACCATAATCCAGTTAGGGGTAATCTCATACGGCTTACGATGGAATTTAATGCCTAGTTCCTTGAACCCCATGAAATTCTCGTATTCGAGTTCGGGTAGGCCGATTAGGCCTGGGAGCCTAGATGCTAAAGATTTGTAAAGTCTGTCTGTGTGATTACTTCGGACGATGTGGGTAATTTGTAAATCGTGGAGAACTTGCTGGCAAGTATCTCTATCACGTCCAATAGTTCCCGACCACTCGTCCCGCCCACTAGACCAACGTGAGATGGTCTGGAAATCGAGCTCATCACCAACCGCCAGAACGTCGTCAGGCTTGTAGCGTTTGATGAATTTTGCAACTGCTCTTGTGTGTTTGACATTATGAAACGGTATTTGTAAATCGCTAATAACTACGATTCGCTTAATCGTCTTCTTCCTCGTCTTCATAGGGAGTAAAGTCGGGATTAGGAATAATCCAGTCGGGTATCCTCATGGTGTCTTCGACATACCAGCGAGCATGGTCTTTATCCCACCCAGCGCGTACTAAAGCTTCATACGCTTCAACAACAGCTACAGCCCACACGTCAATAGGCTTCAAAGGTTCTTTCTTGTGGCGTTTAGCTGAGAGCTCCTTAGCGCGCAGTAACGCGGCTTTTTGTGCTTTTGTTTTTCTTGGTGCCACGCGCGCTCCTATCGTTAGTAAGCAATTCTAGAACCATCTCCTCTAGTTTTTCGATGCGCGACACGATGTGACTGCGGTCAATTATTAGAGGTACTTCATGGCGAATAATGTAACGCAGACCACCGATAAGGATGGCTGCTATAGATAGGCACGCTAGAACAAATGCGGCCCAGTCTGTCGGGTTCATCGCCGACCGAACGCGCTATCGTTAGGATTAAGATAGCGAAGGATAACGGGCAGACTCGCGGCCAGAGCGGCATTCACAATTGCATTGGCATCCCAGCCCACGGCTAGGTAGGTCGCTATTCCCGCTGCTAGGAAGCTTCGCGCCCAACTTGCCGCTATCGCTTTTAGTTCTTCCATCTTCGTCTCCTGTCAATATGGGCAGATAGAACATGCTGCCATCGTTATCGCCCAGTTTTGTAAAGCTAATGTGGATATGTTTTTTGTGTGGGTTTATTCCTTTGTATTTTCTCCATCGGTAGTTCCCCACCCAGGATGCAATTCGCTCATTGAAGATAATGTAAGAAATTCGCTTATCAGTTCTGGCAAGTAGTCGTAACTGATTAGCAAGGTCGAATGCCGCGGATTTGTCGGATTTGAGGTCAGAGTCAACGTCGAGGGCACGTACAATCTGTTCTGGACCCATAGGATTATGGTCAGACTGAGGACTATGTGCCTTATGGCCAGCGGACGCTTTCCATCCATCCGAAGCTCTATCTCTACTGGGGAACGCATCGTCAATCTGCTCGCGTAACTGTTGCCCCGCTTTACACAGTTTAGGCATCTAATTCCTTTGCTGGAACAATCCATAAACATTTTTCTTCATCGAAACCAATTGCATCGACAGGCTTTGGCGCAATAAAAGCATCTTTAGTTTCATCATAACTGAAACCAACACCTGCATAATTTTTGCGAATATTCCCGTTGTACGAAGTTCTTACGCATTTTTGTCCTCTAAAATTTCCATACCAAGTTTCAGGGTCTAAACCTTCAATCAGTTCTGTTTCATCTATTCCAACAATGACTTCAGTAACAGTATTGTTGTCGTCTAAAAATGCGTAATGTGCCATTACCAACTCACCGTTCCTGTTCCTGCGGTAAATGTGTAAATTTTATTGCCACCACTTGTTGTTGATGTATAAGTTAAACCTGCCCCAACCGTTAAATCTTTTTTCGTTGAATCATAGGCAATAACAACTATACCTGAACCACCATTACCACCTGTTTTACCGCCTTGATTGGTGTTCCCTGCGCCACCACCGCCACCGCCAGTGTTCACTGTGCCAGAATTACCGTTTTGATTATGGGTTCCACCTGCGCCGCCGCCGCCAGTGCCGCCTGCGCCTGCAGTTCCAGTATTAGCACCACCGCCACCACCGCCGCCTCTTGTAACGGCTGAGCCAGTTATTGAAGATGACTTGCCTGCTCCGCCTGGCGTTCCATCATTTGAAACACCTTTTGCAACTGCAGCAGCATTAGCACCGCCACCACCGCCACCGCCATTATTATTGCCGTTATTACTTCCATTAAAACCTTCTACTGGACTAAAACCGCCCTCGTTACCTGTTCCAAAATCGCCTTCGTTTTGTGATACACCACCACCAGAGCCACCATTACCGCCAGTAGAACCTTCTTTTGCTCCGAGTCCGCCGCCAGTAGAAGTTATTGTTGAAAATACCGAGTTAGAACCTTTAGTTCCATCGCCATCAACAACGCCAGAACCACCAGCACCAACGGTAACTGTGTAATTAGTTCCACCTGTTACAGAAAAACCGCTTGCAGTTCTATAACCACCAGCACCACCACCACCAGCACCAGCATAGTTAAGTGGAGAACCACCGCCACCGCCACCACCAGCCACAAGTAAATACTCAACGGTAGAAGGTGCAACAACACCTAATTTACTTGAAGCAATAATCCCGATTAAACTCATTAGGCAATATCTCCAACAACTAAAAACGTATTTGATGCTGTGCAGATAATACTTGCTGCGCTGTGTTGCGCGCGTAGTTTAGGTGCGCTAGCTGTTGCACCTGTGCTAGTTATTGTTACGCCTGCGCCTTGCGCTAGGGTTACTTGACCTGCGCCTATCTGCGCTATGTTTATTACATCACCTGCGCTAAAAACGCTAGGCGGTACTGTTAAAGTAATTGGGCTTGCATTGTTAAGTGTTACTAGCTGATTAAGGTTGCCTGCTACCAAAGTGTAAGTTGTGCCTGTTTCTGCATCAAACTCTAGCTTTAATCTTAGGGTTGCTGTACCGCTTGTAACGCCACCTGATAAACCTGAATCTGTGCCAGTTGTAATTCCAGTAATATCACCGCTTGACCCAATAGATACCCAGTTTGAACCATCATAGACTTCAACAGCATTAGTATCTTGTAGGTAACTGACCATGCCTTCAGCCAATACTCCGCTTAGTGCGCTTGTGCGAGCAACTGAGCTGGCAAACACCATGACGGTTTGCTCGTTGAGATACGTATTGACGTCCGCTGCCGTCAAAACCGTACCTGTCTGAAATAACTTGTAACCTGCGCCTGCCATGTGTCTCCTTAGTAGCTTAAGACGTCCTCGCCTAGTATACCGTTTACCGTGCTATTTAACACGAAGCCAGCTAACAAAGGCTCAGAAGTGAATAGGGTCGTATTCCAGCTTGATTTAGTAATGTTGTGATGGATGGCGTTGACCAGGCTGGGCTGGGTAACGCTCGTCGAGCCTGGCATGGTTTTGGTAACCGTGATGCCGTCGAGTAGGTCAATGTCTACCCCAGCTAAAGGCTTATTAGGGTTGGTATCATCGTAAAGATTAAGCTGGATGCTATCTATACGAACTTCTGGGTCCTTGCGTGTAGCCAAAATGCCTCTAGCTTGATTGAGAGCTTCTGCGTCTGTCTGGACCAAAATACCGTCACGGATGCCAGAATGCAGGAAGTAAGTATCTATCGAGGTCTGGTCGAATGCGTTTTGTGCCGTGCCACCCGCACGGGTAACTGTAACGTCGTTAATGAGGTTGGTATCGTCGAAGGCTACAACTGCATTTGTGTATGAGATATTCGTGCCAGTATCGCTAAAGGTGTAGATAGAAGTAGCTGGTCGTGAGATGAGCGTGTTGCGGTCAATGAAATTAACCTTAGACTCACCGTCTATAAAGATGCCGCCGAACTCGCTATTTTCGACCGTTTGTAATGCCTCTAGAACGTTCCTAGAGGTGCCTGGGTCCGCTTGTAGCGTACTTTCCCCAGTATCTATGTTTCGAAGGCTTACAGGCCAATCTACGGCGTTTAGAAGGGCATCTACGCGGGCACCTGACAGTTGGTCAGCTGGAGCACCCGATACGGTGCTAATAGCCGAACCTGCGAGCAGCTTAAACGCATCCACGCATTTAAGATTAACCGTGCTGAGGTCTTCGTTTCCTTGTCTAAAGCCCGTGTCGTAGTCTGTGATGTAGCCAGAGAATAAGTAATAATCCTCGCCTAGATAAGTAGCATAAATAATAATCTGGCGAAGCGGCAATAAATTAGGGTAATAAGCCCCAGCTGGATTCATCGGATTCCAGTCGCCGTTTTGGTCATAAAGTACGACGTCTGCGCTACCGAACTCGAACTTTGAAGTAATGCGGTTACGGCCACGACGAATAGATACGCGGGTTACAAGGTCTGTAATTTCAACGGGAAGCGTGCCAGAGCCTAAACGGTTAGTACCTAAAATACCTTCGGTAGCAGAACCCAATATAAGCGGATTAGTTTCAAATGCTGTATTACTGTCGAAGTCTACGAACACCCGTATTGTTGGTGCTGGCATTAAATCGCCACCGAACTAAGGAAAATCCCGGTTCCGTTTCGCTGATTGCGGTATATCTCGTTGATAATCGTTTCGGCTAAATCGCCTTCACTTATAATTGAGCCATCAACATTGACGTTAATTTCTATTGTGCCATCCGATTCAGCCAACAAAGATTCGGCTAATAAAAGTTCAGCATCGGCGAGAGCAAGATTTGCTTCTGCCGCGTTTTCGACCGCTGCTACAACTAATGGATTGTCTGCCGTAAACTCTTTCCAAACTTCAGCGGAAAGTGCCTGACCTGTATTGACCATTGTTTGATTTTGATTCATCAACTGCCCGTTTATGTATACGTTGTTAGCATCTACGTCCATGCGCTCTAGTTTTGTTACGCTCATAGTGGATTGGTCTAAACGTAAACCTTTTTCAGCGAATAAGGTCTCAATAGGTATTTTAATATTGAGTTGTTTCAATAATTCTTGAATGCGAGTTATCTTTGAAGGCCAATCTACGAACGGGTCGCCCACCATTTCGTCAAGGCTGTCAAGTAAGTCTGCCAATTCTTTAGCAGCCGCTTCGGCTTTGATTAACTGACCTTCAAGAATAATGGCACGCTTTACGTCTTCATCCAAAATAGCTTGCATGAGTTCCAACCGTAGACGCTCCACGTCGTCAATCTGGCCACGTAAAGCTGCTGCTATTTGAACGCGCTCAAGGTCGAAACGTTGTGCAATCTGGCCTAGTATGCCTTCTTCCTTCTTTTTCTTGTTTAAGGCTTCCTGGCTTTTAACTTGCTTTTTGGTCAATGCTAATAATTCCTTAGCGCGCTTAGCCGCGTCTGATTCAGCTTTAGCGCGAGCGCGGTCTATCTTTACCTGAGCATCTGTCGAACCTGAAACGCTCATCGGAGTCTGGAAAGGCTTAGGTTTTACCTTACCCATTTGAGTAATCGCAGACCACGGTGCGAATGGGTCCACGTTTCTAAAGAACTCAAATACAGTCGTACCGTAAGTGCGTAAATCAGAAAAGGCTGCAATCAGGTTAGCGATTCCGCGTGTTGTGTTAGCGATGCTGTCCCCGAAGCCATCCATCACCTTAACGCCGCCACCTATGCCTTTATCGCCTTGCAAGATGGTAAAAGCGTCTACTAAACCTTGTCCTACGGTTTCTTGCATATTGGCATACGCAATATTGAGAACCGCGACCTTACCGCTATAAGTATCTAAATAAGCGGCATTCTGGCCTGAGAACTGTTTAGCTAATAACGCTTGGACTTCTGCAAAGTTAGCAGTTTGTAGTTCTGCACGGCTTAAACCTGTATTGTATTTCGCTAGGCTGCGTGTATTGCCAACGTATGCCTTGCTTAAATCTCCAGCTACGGTAGTTACGTCTTGTCCAGAACCTGCCGCAACGTCTAATGCAAGGCCTAGTAAATCTTGCGCTTTAGTAACTGAGCCTGTCGTGGTCAACAACGACTGGAAGGCTGGACGCAATTTATCATCCAGGACACCGCTAGCACGCTCTAAATCTGCTATGTAAGCCGTTACGCGTGAGTCTTCGAAGGCTAAGCCTAAGTTGCCTAAAGTCTGTGTAAGCCGTGTCGCTGCGCGCTCGTCTTCTTCAAATGCTCGTACCGATGCTTTACCGAATTGGACTACTTCACGAACGGAAAGAACGCCGACTAAAGTTTTACCTAAGCTCTTAAGATTGCGCTGTAATGAGGTTGTGGCTTTATCGGCTTGCTTAAAACCTTTATCTTTGAATTCGGACGCTATGTCAATACGAATAGCCATTATGCGGCCTTTCCATAATTAACGCGATAATTAAGTAATTTAGAAGCTTTGTCAATTGCTTTCATAACTGAGTCTAAAGCCTTGCCGCTATTATCCGCGTAAGCTGCATAAAGAATGCGACCACGACCGCGGTTGAATTTGTCGTATTGCTTTAGTGGACCAATGCCATTCATAGCACCTACAAATATGCGTCCCGCATTCGGATTATTACTTTGTCCTATGTTCTTGGAACTTTGTCCGTAGTTACGTCCAGCTTTTTGTACCCGTCCACCAGGATTAACACGACCTGCCCATTCGGCAATAGCACCAGCGGCATCGCTGTTAAATAATGAATACAACGCTGAAAAGCCTTGACGGTTACGCTTAGTTGCGCCCATTTTGTATGTAATGCCACGACGTATCATCGTAGAGTCAAATTTAGGAAACTCTCTAGCCTTTGAGGTTCGGCTATTAACTTCTGCGCCTGTGTCTGCCCAGTTGTATAAATTTCCAGGTGGGACACCAGGCACCTTATTACGGGCTGCGTCGCGTACTTCTTTTAGGGCTATGCGAATTTCGGCGTCCATTTGAGCGCGCAGGTCAGGCGCGAACTTTTTGAGAGCTCTTTTAAGCTCTGGCACGCCTTCGACCACGACTGGCATTTTCCCGCTCTTTCGCCTGTTGTTTCAAAACCTCGTAAAAGGCTTTGAGTAAATCTAAATCCATGTTAATAAACTCGCTAGGCGCGATACCCGTATGTACCGAAAGCTGGGCTACTCGATACGTAAAGCTATCGCGCGTTAGCCATTTGGGTAGTTATCCGCCAAAACCTCGACGGCTTGCAGAGTCTCCAGAAACGCTAGGCCAAAAGGCTTAACGTCTGGAGCATCTGCGCGGCGTAAACATTCCCAGGCTAGCCAGTAAATATGTTCCTGTTTCTCATCTTCCCTAAAAGCTTTGTGAAAGCCTTTACGAAATTGTTGTTCGAAAGCGTACTCGATGGCTGGAATAAGCTGGTGCGTACTCTCAGTTCCATCTGCCCTAGTAATTTTCAAGCTAGCCATGATGCCCCTTATCTAATTTTTACCAGGTGCCTGAGTCGGCAACTGTTACTGCTGAGTTTACTGTAAACGTAATGTCCATAGTGGCCATATCGCCTGTAGCACCGTTAATTGGTGTTAGGTTGTTTACAAGCAAGTCGCCAGTCCAGAGCTTGTTCGTCGCTGATACAGCGGCTACTTTGTCTTGGATTAGCTTCCATGCGACAGTAGTACCGTAAGCATCTGACAATGTGTCAAGTACGGAAGTCGCTGCCTGGTCGTTCAAAAACGACACGGTGATAGTTGCGGACTCTAGTCCTTTTACGAATTTGTGAGCTGTGTCACCCATCGCAGTAACTTCGAGTTCATCGAATGCTTGGTTAAGTGTGACAGAGGTCACATGGTCGGACAAGTCTACAGAAGCAATCTTAAGTCCGACTTTGTTGTTTAGCGTAATCGCCATGATTACTCCTCATCTTTCTTGGGTTGTTTTGTTTCTTTCTTTTCAGCGGGCTTTACTTGACCGATTTTGGCAAGGAAAGCTTCGCGTTCTTTGTCTACCTCAGCCATGTTAGCTCCAATCTGATAGAACGCTGATAGTTACCTCGCCTGAGAGAAGCTCTCCCGCTGTACCTTGCAGCACAGCTGGCGCGGTAAAAGTTCCTAGTGAATAAGCCAGATTAGATGCTTCTAGCTTATTAACGATGTTTAAGTAAAAATCTTCAATGTTAATAAGGTTGCCTTGATTGTCGAACATAGGCGCAAGAACAATAAGTTTGAAGTTCACCTTAGGTTTTACAGTTTTGTAGTGGTCATTAGAAGGCTCTATGTATGGGTCGCCTGGCTCTACTACGATTGAGTTAGCGAGCGGCGTGGCAGGTGGGAAGGAAAACACCTGCCACGCCGTATTGTCACTTAGAGCAGCCGCGATTGTCCCACGAAGGGTAGAGATTGCCGACATTACCCGACCTGACCGCCTGGTGCTAAGTGGTCCGCAAGTAACCCGCGTACACGGGCCATAAGCGTATTACCCATACGATAGGGCGAAGGCTGGAAGTCTGGCGATATGCCACCTGCGTTAGAAGCTTGGCGTGCTTGCCAGATGTCAACGGCAATCATAAGCGAAGCTTCATTAACTTCTGGCAGGGTTTCGTAATCTATGTGTGTTGTACCGTAAACAGTTCCCCACGGTACTAAATCATTCTTTAGTTCTGCTGTAGCGTTATTAACTGTGTAACTTACTGAAAAATCTGTGCGAGCAGTAACAGTCTTAGAGCCGTTATATTTTGCTCCGCAATTTTCGACCGTGATGGTCTGACCTACAATAAAATCATGTTGGACTGGCGTATAAATTGTCGCCTTAGTCGTTGTGCTTTCGTGAGCACTAACTGAATATTTGTTATACCAGAGTTTAGCTTTTACGATGTTCTCAGCAGCCTGGCAGCATTCTTCAACTACGGCCGATGAATATAAAGCACCAATACCTAGAGCAGCACGAAGTTCTGCTTCTGTTACGAATGTGGCTGGCATTGGTTTCCTTTCTAATGTTAGCCCCAGCGGCTAGGGCTGAGCCGCTGGGGTAACTCGACTACTTACTAGGAGAGGTTGAAGCGACGAACACCCTTACCGCTCTTAGCAACGTAAATTGCCAAGTAACCGTAGAGGTTGATTTCGATTTCACCTGAAGTAAGAACGTTGACGCGTAGGTTTGTTGTTGGGGATTCCCAGCAATATACAGAACCTGGTGCAACGAGGAATGCAGATTCATCAACAATTCCAGAAACAGAAATGTTGTGGTCTACGATGAGGTCTGTACCAAGAACGTTTCCGCGTACGGATGTCGGTACAGCTTGTCCCGCTGCGTTAAATTGTGGCGATGCTACTGAGTAAAGTGGACGCTGTGAACCGTCTACGTAGCTCATGATAGATGCCCACTGGTCAGTGGATGCTACAAGCTTATTAGCGAAGTCTCCGCCTGTACCCTTGTATGCAGCTGCAGCTTCGGTTGAGATGAAGCTCTGTAGACCAGCTGCGGTTGCAGCTACACCTGTAGCTTGTGTTCCGCTAGCAGTGAAGGCTGCGATGAGTGCGTTATCTGTTGCCTTCTCGTATGCCTTGCGAAGTTCGACCATCAAAAGCTCCATAAAGCTCGGCGAGCTGCGGTCGATGAGCTCAAAACTTACGCGATTTAGACCTGAGAACTTCTCAACAGTTACGGTGTCGTAAGCTGAGGTCATGCCTGTTTCAGATGGTGCTGAGCCTTCGTTGGTGTCTGCAACGGTAGGTGCTGCGTTAGGTGTTGCGTTGTTTACATAAAGACGTGGAACGGTGAAGCTCATGCCTTCAGCGATAAGAGCGTTACGAGTAACGGCTTCGAATGCTGGACGACCTGTGAAGGTGTCGGTGATGAAAGTGTTTAGGTGCTGAGGAAGTGTCAGACCTGTGTTTGTGCTTGTTGAGTCATCTGCTGCGCGTACGAGCTGGCGTGCATTGTCATCTCCGAGAGCTGCCTTAATGTTAGCTTCGAGATATTGTGCGCCACTCATAGGAGCGATGCGTGGTTGTGCATACACGCGTGGTGTTGCAGCTGTAACCTTAGGAGCTGAGGCTTCTACCGCAGGGGTTTC